GCCTTGGCATCTGCTGTTCCGTCCCCATAAAGAAACGTATTCATCCCACGGGTATAACCCTCGGCTAAGTCTTCCAACTTGTCATCCAGAAGATTAACCAAAACAGTCTTATCCCGCCCGGAAAGTTTCTTCACAGAATCACCGGGAATGGCTGAGTCAGTAATACTAATTCCGTCATTCTTAAGTTCGGTCAGAGTAATTGCTAGTCCAGCGTGGTGTTCTTTCCAAGTATAGTTTGCCCGCTTAATATTAGCTGGGTTTGTATACGACACAGTATCTGCGGCATTATAGCCCGCAACGGTAGTCGTATAGACTCCTTTTACTGCCAAATCAACTCCACCCTTTCCTCCGGGGAAGGTCTTTGATGCTTTGTCCATCGCTGCGAACAAAGGCTTATCTTGTATTGACTGAGACATTACGTCACCCCGATTTATATAAAAATCGAGGGCTGCGTAACTGATGTTATTCAGTTCTGCAGTCGTGAGTGGGACTACTGCCATATTGGCTCCTTAATTAATTTAGAGAAACGCCAATGTCATTCACCAGACTCATAAGCCATACTAATTGCATCGCTTAAAGTCTTAGGCTCAAGTCTTGGTGTTCCGCTGAGTTTACCTCCAGTTGCCGTGCGTATAGCTTGTGGTTGAGGTTGTCTTGCCTTAAACCTCTCATTAACAGTTGCATAAGCGTCTTCTACAAGACCCAGTACATCCGATTGAGTTTCAGGCCGTCCACGCTCATTCACTAGAGCCACTACACGATCATTAAATTCCTCTTGTTTAAGACCAAAATCTACATCTTTTGCTAGAGTTGTCTCACCCCATGTTTGAAGAGCAGACGAAAGCATATCACTCTGATGTCCATCTTTCTGCTGCACATTCTTAGCTTGGTCTGCTTTACGCAGGTTTTGTACCTCTGCTAATTTTGCTCTGGTTTGACTCAACTCTTTTGCCGCTGCCTCGTCAAGAAACCCGTCATCCATCCTAGATTTGATGTCGGACGGCAAACTTCTCCCGGTACGTTTTGATACATTCCCAAAATGGTGTGACAACATTTTATAGGCATGGTCTGGATTGTTTTTAATTGCTGCCATGATTTTGAACCCCTCAACTGCATCTTTTGAAGTCAAGTTATTCTTATCTATAAAATCCGTTATTTTGGCGTACTGGTCTGAATCTAATTGAAGTTTTGCTGCTGTTTCCTTTAACTCATTCTTTTCGGCTATGAGACTCCGAAAACGAGGGTGCGTATTAAAGGGAACGTCCTTGTAATCTCCTGATACTTCTTCAGAGGATTCAATTGGTTCCGTGATTTCAGTCTCTTCAGTAGTCTCCGCTTTTTCGCTAGATTCTTCTGCTGGTTGAAATGCTTCTTGCACTACATCAGCTAAAGTTTCTAGTGTTTCAGCCTTAACTTCCGAGGCATCTGACGATGATGCCGTGTCTTCCGCAACTGCTTCTGTGGTAGACTCGTCTACTTGTACTTCTTCGGAGGCGGGGGACGATTCCACTTCCTGCGGCTCTTCTTCTGCCATGCTACGTCCTTTGGTTAATTGTTAAACATTCATCCCAACCTGTGGTTTACCACCACCGGGGGGCTTTGGTAGTGGGGCATTATTGCCCCCCTGACCACCTTGCGCTTCGGGGGGGGTTCCCCCTCTACTCTGCGCCTGTGCCTTCGCCCCTTGCGCCATATTTTGGGCAACGATTGAAGGTAACTTATCTATAATTGCATCTGTTAAATCCATCTTGTCATCCAATCTTTTGAGCAACTCTTTGCCAAGGAACTTAGGATCAATACCCGGAATCTGGATCAAGAATGGAATAATTCTTTCTATGTTTTGCAGTTCCGCAGCCTTGTTTGGTTTGCCTGTACTTCCTGCTTCAATCTGTAAGTAAATTTCGTTCAGGACATCTTCTTTCTTAAACTCAGGCCAGACTGCTCCGGGGCCACAAATTGCTATAACTTCTTCTTTAGACATTTCTAGTAGTAAGATTTGTCCAGCCGCTCGGGTTACCTCGCTCATAAACGAGTCAAGATCATCGATGTTTGCACCAATAGCAGACATTCTTGATGATTCTGCAATGGAGGTTTCGGTTGCAGTACCTTTCGATACCTGACCAAAATTAGCCTCTTGCTGACCTACGACCAACTGGACGTCATCAAATATGGTTCGCACTTCGTAAAGGTTAGGATCGATGCCGATTTGCTTAACGGGTTGTAGTACGTCATCTACCTTCTGTCCTGCAACTAATGCCTGTAATTCTAGGACTGCATTTGCCGGAGGGTCTTTTAATAATTCCTTATCTCCTTCTTCCAACATCCCTGCTGGTACGGCATACTTTGGCCTGTTTGCCCTACGATGCTCCCTCAATCCTTGTCTGGCTCTGTTATATTCATGTTGCATCGGGGCTAAAAGGCTGACATCAGACGGAGGATATAGTAAATCCTTATGTTCAATCTCGTTGAATGTCAAGGCAAAAAAGGGCCAGAATGTTTCCAGCTTAACAGGCGGTGCTTCTGGCTCCGACAGAAAATCGTTATGCCCGTCACAGACGACATATAACAGTCCCGCATTCTTGTCATAAATTTCCCAGACTAATGCCAGACCTTCCCTCACTGAATCTGCACTCTGGTTAAAATAATTATACGAACCAGCCTGACTATTATGTCCACCAGTTTCGTTCCCCTTCATGTCATACGAAAGAAAATTATCCTGCACATCAACATCGTAAATTTCTTTTATTTCTTCCGGCGTTAAATACATCTCATGTGCCACCCAACTTGCCCCAACAAACCCCCGTAACAGGCGGCACATAGGGTCTACTATAATTGAGTCACATTCTGGAAAATCAAATACCAATCCCTCTTGGATAATTGTCAAAGGTTCATTCTGTAATGCTTCAAGGGAAAGTAGTAACTCCTCCATTTCCGGGTCGTCCTGATCAATATCCCCTTTCTCTGCATCACTTGCTATTCTTCGGAGATGGTCAACCTGTGCCTGTACGTCTGACATTTTGGAAGAAATGTCAGGCAATCTGTCAACGTCACGCTGATACCCAACTTTTACAAACCCAACTGACGTTGTAATAACCCTGCGTACCAGAGCCTTCATTTGCGATTTGAATGTCGGATGTTGTTCATCCATGAAATATTCAAAGAGCATTTCCATACATTTAGCAACCTTGTCCATCCGGCGATGTTCAACCTTTACTTTAGCCTGATCGTCTACAACTGCCTGTGCTTGCTGGTCTGGCTCCTGCCCCTGCATTTTTAATTTTGCTAGGGTGCTTAGTGCCTTCTTCATACTCTCTTCTTCCCCATCCCACACTTGATGATCCATGCGCTTCCGTCTGGTTGCAACGGGCTTGGGGTTTTTGGCGTAGAGGGCAGAAGTCCGTTGGTGAACGTGTCGCTGGAGGATGTTTGCAATATATTTATCAGCGTCCCAGTTATTCCCAGAATACCCTTTAAACACAGCATCCATGTCTGTCTTCATCTGTTTGAATGCCTTAGAGTGGTATTGCTTTGCCGCCCGCACCCGCTCGCTCAAATGGGCTACAAGTGCTTCTCTGCGTACCGTTGGTTCCTTGTCTTCTTCTTCAACAACCTCCTCCGGGGCAACCCCTCGGTCAATTGTTTGTTCAATTTCAATCATTTAAAAACCTGATGATAATTTTTTTTGTGCTTGCGAATCCATTGTTGTTTGCCATTTGACCCACTCTATTGTCCCCACTTTAGGGAACAGTCCGCCTGTAAACTTCGCCCCTTTACTTGGTCTGTGGAGGTATCCTAGTCCCATTCCAATCCACGCTAAAGTGTCAACAAAATCATCGTGACGACTGTTGGGGAACTTCAGTAGTTCGTCTACCCCCTTCTGCCCCCATGCGGATGTCTTTGGGAAAAAGACCTTCTTCATGGCCATACGTCCGATGATCGACTGTGACCTTTGTACTTTGTTTGCAACGGGCGTTACCTCTTCGATCCTGCAATGAATCTTCGTTTCATACATTCTTTTCCTCAAGAATGGCCCAATTGCTTTTGTTATGTGACCCTTCTCTGCCCACCAAATAAGGGGTTTATGACGGGCCATTAATTCCAGCATCGCCTTAACTACTACGTCTGAGGGTTGTCTTGCCCACCAACAGTCAACTAAATAAATATCCTCATTGTCATCAACTCCGACAATTAAAAGGCAAGTTAAATCGTGCCTTGTCTTGTCAATACCAACAGCGTGATCACTAGCAGCATAAATTCTTAAACTCTCTGGAAGGTTTCTTTTTTCATAATACTGTATGTTTTCCCTTTGGAATAAATCTCCATCGTCTGGACTTGGTTGTTGCTGATAAAGTGCAGAAAAACCTCTAGGGTCTAAGTTCCTTTGTGCTTCAAGAAAATCCGTATTGAACCTCTCAGGCCATAAGACTTCGCCCTCCTTTCGCTTGAGCGGATCATTATCCCCGGCAAAAGCCGGGAGATTAATGATCTTCCACTTGCTGCACTCCGCTTCTGTAAAATGCGGGTTTGCAGGGTCAGTTAATCTGCCGACTAAATCGTCTTCGTGCCAGCGTGTAGTTACAATTACGACTTTTGACCTTTCGGTCATTAGTCGAGTCATAAATACTTGGGTGAACCATGACCAAAGATTTTCTCTAAGCGTTGGAGACATCGCCTCCACAGAGTCTTTGATCGGGTCATCCACAACAAGGATGTCTCCGCCGCGACCAGTGATAGAGCCGCCACGACCAACAAAAACTGACATACCACCATTGTCAGTCTGAATGCGACTTTTAGATGCACCCCCTTGGCGAAACTTAAACCCCGGGAAGACTTGCTGAAACTGCGGAGTCTCCATGATCGCTCGGCAATCCGCTCCAAAATCTTGTGCAAAATCTTCATTGTACGTTGCAAAAATTATAGATTTGTATGGGTCTTTTCCCATGAGCCACGGGATGAAACGTCTGCTGATCATCTCCGATTTACCATGTCTAGGCGGTAGTGTTACTATCAGTCTCTTTATCTTCCCCTTTGCTACCTTCTCTAGTGCCAGTGCTATT